CAAGTTCTCACAACGGGGCATCAAGGAGTTTGAGGGCGGCTTGACGGGCGATGGCCCAGGCGGCAAGCCCCTCTCTAACATCGAAAGGCTGCTGGCTCTGTTTCCCATGGCGCTTGAAGGCGCTGGGTTCTTGAGCAAAGTGCCGCCTGGGGCATTTGGTACGGGTGCTGGAAGAACGGCAAAAGGCGCGCGTGACCCGCTGTTGTGGCATGAGGTTGGCGCCGGCAAAAAGCTAACACGCCCCGTGGATGAAATGACGGCGGAGGTTACGCCGCTGGGGAACATGAGCGCCAAAAAGAAAATAGACATTGCTGACTTGCAAGGCAGTGTAATTATCCCAGCGCCAGGCGACAGGAGCATCGCCGGTGGGCTTTTGACGACAGTTAATGAGACCCCTTTGACCAACCCGGTCAAGCTGCATGGCGGCCCGGACTTTATGCGCACCCATGCCGACGATGGCGAAATATGGGCATCCGGCCAAGGCGTGATCTCAAACTTGCTCAGACGCGGGAGAGAGGCGGGAGCAGGGGGGCAGGACGTTCATCTAGCCTATACTCCTATGACTTCCAAATCGCTGGAATTTAACACCATGATGAGCGACGCCTTGATCGGCCAGATCGCGGGCTCGCGCATCACGAAGAAATCGAAAAAGGCTTTTGACTCTCAGATGCGCAAGCTGGACGACGGCTGGCCAGGGCTAGACGCCCCCAACCTTGGGGATGTGTTGAGGTCGGCGCCAGGGAGCGGGATGCGGACCATGATGGTGCGGGAGATGTCCAAGCCTCATTGGACCGCGGCCGGGTTCCCAGACGTTTCGTCGACGAGGAAGGCCATCACTGAGCCTGGGCTGCTGAATTCACCGATGAATTCGACTGGGTATGCGTTCGGCAAGATGGACCCCGAGGGCTTGATCATTAAAGCCCCGGCCAAGCCGCACCCGACATATGACACGCATATGGGCGGGGATTACATTGGGGGACTCGGCGGCGAGATCCCCCGCGACATAATGTATCGGGACTGGTCTGCCGCCCGCCTAGCCAACAGGCCGGCAGGGTTCAACCCGGCCAACACAGGTGATAATCGATCGTTCCAGAGGAGCGACGTGAGCCAGACGGTAGACCAAGAGCTGGTCGACACGGTCTCGGAGTATCTCAGGCGTCGGGATCGTCGATGATGTGGTCGTGAAAGTCGGCATACGACTCCCCGGCAAGCTCGCATGCGGAGGCTTCCACAAGGTTGGCAAGGCCCTCCAACTCGGCGTCAAAAGTGCCGGGTTCGGTCGTCTGCGCGTATTGAATCAGCCGGGTGAGCGTCTCTGAAAGCTGGACGCATAAGTGCATATCTAGGGCCATGACCGCTCCAAAAAGTAGGGCTCATTCTACCATCGCGGGGCGTGGTCGGCCAAACAAAAGTGTCCAGGCGCGGCCCCAACTGACTGATTTCCCGGAACTATAAAGGTAACCATTATGGGCCGTCCGGCGCACCAGCCGAGCGTGGAATCCCGCGCCATTGTTTGGGAGATGACCGCGTTTGGCGTCCCCCAAGAGCGGGTAGCGCGAGCCATGGGCATCAGCGTCGACACATTGGCCGTTCACTATCGAGACGAGCTAGATGCCGCGACCGATGAGGCCGTGACCCAGGTCGGCAAGAACCTGTTCTCCAAGGCGCTTGGCGATGGACGCGAGTCGATGACGGCCGCCATCTTTTTCTTGAAAACGCGCGGTAAGTGGCGCGAAACCGACAAACAGGAACCGGGGGAAAATGCCGGCACGATCACAATCCGTTGGGAAGACGACCGAGATCGTCCTGCCATATCGTCCAAGGACGGCTCAAGCTGAGCTTCATCAATCGCTAAAGCGGTTCTCGGTGCTGGTTTGCCATCGTCGATTTGGCAAGACCACTTTCGCTGTAAACCACGTTCTGCGATCGCTGTTCGGGCCGGGCTCAAAGGGCCGGCGATATGCCATCGTGCTGCCGTTGTACCGGCAAGCCAAGCAAGTCGCCTGGGACATGGTCAAGGACTACAGCCGGGTGATCCCCGGCGCGACGTTCAACGAAGCCGAGCTTCGCGCTGACTACGGTGCGGTCGGCCGCATCCAGCTGTTCGGCGGCGACAACCCCGACACGCTGCGAGGCCAGGGGTTTGACGGCGTGGTTTTGGATGAGGTGGCGCAGATTGATCCGCGGTTGTGGGGCGAGATTATCCGTCCCGCGCTGGTCGATCGCAAAGGCTGGGCCGTGTTCATGGGAACGCCGCGCGGCCGGAATACCTTCTACGACCTGGTCACCCAGGCTGAGAACGACGACAGCGGCGATTGGATGGTGTCGGTGCGCAAGGCATCGGAGACCAACATCGTGCCGGAAGAGGAGCTTCGGGCCGCCAAGCGCCAACTAACGCGAGAACAGTATCTTCAGGAGTTTGAGTGCTCGTGGACGGCCTCGATCCGGGGCGCGTACTACGCTCGCGAGATGGAGGATCTGACCGAGGCTGGCCGGATCACGACCCTATCGCCGGCTGGCGACGCTCTGGTTCACACCAGCTGGGATCTGGGCATCGGCGACGCGACATCGATCGTGATGTTTCAGATCGTCGGCCGCGAGATTTGGATCGTCGACTATTACGAAAACAGCGGTGCGGGGTTGGCCCATTATGTCGAGCATCTACGCAGCCTCTCCTACCGATACGGTGACCACTGGCTCCCGCACGACGTCCAGGCCCGAGAGCTTGGAACCGGCGTCACCCGACAGGAAACGCTCGCGCGGCTCGGCCTCAATTGCGAGGTGCTGCCGCAGCAAAAAGTCGACGACGGCATCAACGCCGTCCGTAATCTGTTGCCGCGTTGCTGGATCAACGAGGCAAAGTGCGAGCGCTTGATCGAAGCGTTGCGCCAATATCGGGCCGGTTGGGACGATAAGCGGCAGATGTACCGCGCGGTTCCAGAGCGGGATTGGACGACGCACCCGGCTGATGCGACGCGATACATGGCCATGGCGGTTGCCGCGGCCGAAGTGACGGTTGGCGGGTGGTCTCCCAAGCCTGAAAACAACGTGGCATGGATACGATAATGTCAATGACGGAATACGCCAGCGTTGAGCATGAAGCCGACGCCGAGGACCCGCGTCGCGACGCCGACACTGACGACGAATTGCTATCCATTATCCAGTCGGAGCTTGAAGACGCGATTGGCTATGACAACGACGGGATCGTTGAGCGCCGGTCGCGCAACCTGCAACAGTATCTCGGCCAGGCCCAAGGCGATGAGCGCGACGGCCGAAGCCAGGTGCTGGACCGCTCGGTGCTAGAGACCGTTGAGGCGCTGATGCCGTATCTGCACCGCTTGGCGATCACCGATGGGGTTGCCCGCTTCGAGCCGGTTGGCGATGGCGACGAGGAGATTGCCGACCAGGCGACGTCCGTTGTTGATCACATCCTCTCGAAACAAAACGACGGCCACCGGATCATGTCGACCTTCATCAAGGACGGCCTGATCAGCGATGTTGGCGTGTTGAAATGGTATTACGACGAGAGCGTTGAGACGAAGATCGAATCGCTGTCGGGCCTGACGGACGATGAACTTGCTCGCCTCGACATGGACGTTGAGGCCGACGTGATGGAACACACGGCCTATCCGGACCCGCAGGGCGCCATGATGCCGCCGCTCGACCCAATGGGCCAGCCGATGATGGATATGTCGGGCATGGCGGCGATGCAGCCGGCGATGCTGCACGACATCCGCCGGAAGGTCCGCAAGCCAAAAAACAAGATCTGCATCGAGAACGTCGCGCCGGAGCAGTTTGTGATCGACGGCATGGCAACCAGCCCAACGCTGGAGGATTGCCGGTTCATCGGCCACCGCGTCTACAAAACCAAGAGCCAACTGATTGCGATGGGGTTCGATCGCGAGGCGGTCGACAAGCTGCCGTTTGGCAACAGTAACTACAGCCTGAACCAAGACTACCTCGAGCGATACGAGAGCAGCGAATATGACGCCGATATCAATGGCGGCGCTGGAGCCCCATCGAACCAGCGCGTTGAGGTGCTTGACGCCTATGTGCGCGCTGACCTAGACGGCGATGGTGTTGGCGAAATCCATCACGTTATCTGCGCCGGGTTCCACTCGCAGATCCAGCTGCTCTACGCCGAGGAAGTTGATCGCATCCCGTTTGCTTGTTGGTCGCCAGTATTGCTGCCGTATCGGGTGATCGGGTTGGGCATCGCCAGCTTGGCGAGTGAAAGCCAACAGGTGTTGACGGCGCTACAGCGCTCGGTCCTGGACGCAACGTATCAGGCCGTCTCGCCTCGGCTGGCGGTCTTGGACACGGCGGTAAATTTGGATGATCTGTCGACCAGCGAGCCTGGCGCGATCATCCGCACCAAAGAAATGAACTCGATCCAGCCGATCGGCACTCCGATGGTCGGCACTCAAGCGCTTCCGGTTCTGGACTACATGGCCAGTCTGCGCGCAGCTCGCACGGGCGTGTCTCTAGACGGCATGGGGTTGGACCCAGCAACGCTGCGCAATGAGACTGCCACTGCTGCGGCTCTGCGCTTCGATGCCAGCACGGCACGCACCGAGATGGTGGCGCGGAATTTGGCCGAGCTTGGCATCAAGCCATTGTTCCGGGGGTTGTTGGAAACATTTTCGGATAACTTCGACGGGGAGTTTGTGTTCCGTTTGCGGGACAAGGTCATTCGCGTCGACCCGGCTGCGATGGCCGCTGACATGGACGTCACGGTGTCGGTTGGTTTGGCGGGACATAGAGACAAGCAACAGGCGCTGTTCCAGGGGATCATGGCGATTCAGGAGCGGGTCTTGACGACCGCCGGAGTGGACAACCCGCTGGTTGGCTTTGAAGAGCTATATAACACGATGAGCGAGATGCTTCGCGTGGGCGGAGTAACGTCGGCGGGCCGCTATTTCAAGGACCCGGCCGGGGCACCGCCACCGCCACCTCCGCAGCCAGACCCGAACCTTGAGCTGATCAAGGCGCAGGTTCAGATCGAGCGCGAGAAATTGGAGCTTCAGCGAGAAAAGCTGGCGTTTGAGGCCGAGGTCGACAGCGTCAAAATGGGCGCAGAGCTGCAAGCCGCGGCCAACGCCAAGGCCGGAGAGTTGGAGTTGCGAGAGCGCGAGGTGGCGCTGAAAGAGCGTGAGGCGGCCTGGCGGTTCGAGATCGAGAACGAGAAGCTGCGAATCCAGGCGGCCAAACTTTGAGGCGTCGGGCGGCAAGCCGCGCTGTGCGCTTGCGCAGTGTGCCATGTGCGGACTGCGATCGAGCTATTGAGCTGACCGTCCCCGACGTTGTCGTGTTGGGCTCCGGGGACCAATTGCATTTGCATTGCTATGAGAAACGCGCCGCGGGTGATCCCGCTGCCCAGCCGATGGAGTTGACGATATGGTGAGTTTCGGTGGCTACAACTACATGAAAGCCCCGTCGCAGGTTGACCCGCGCTTGCCGGTTTACAAGCCCAAAATGGTGACGTTACAGGGCGGAAAATCCAGCGAGGAAGACCAGCGCGAGATGCAGAAGAATCTCGCTGGTGGGCTGCTGATGGGCTACCAGTATCGGCCGCTGAAACGCCCCGAGCTTTATGGGACCAACCCATCCGCTGCGATCTCAGGACAGGCGCCGCTCCCATCATATTGGGAAGGGGGGCAGGGGCCACGGCCGCTCCCGCCTTCGGCGCAGGTGCCAGTGCCGCCGTCAGCTTATCAGCCGA